AATTATCTTATAAGGAACTAAATAGATGGAAGATGACCAAGCAAGATTCATTGCAGAGACAGGCGAAGAAGCTCACTACTGGTTTACTGTCTCAGATTTTGCTGCTCTGTCCCTGAAATATCCACTTGACCATATGCTAAAAGACATGATACAATTAAGGAATAAGAGTTATGAAAAAGAAAAGGAGACCCAACCCAATAGCTAGAGACTTGCGTACACCAAAGTACAGAATGCGTATTGTCCCAAACAAAAAGAAGGAATACTATCGTGAACACAGTATCAGAGAGATTAGAGAAGGCGAGACAGGTCCTGGCAACAAAGAGGGCTAGCGGCATCAAGGTTACTAAGCGCACGCCAGTAGAAGTGTGGCAGGAAGACAAGACTTCTTTACGCAAGAGCATCAATGCTAAGTGCTTTGACTGCTGCTGCGGAGATGTCAACGAGGTTAAGAATTGTACGGTACAAGTATGTCCTTTATGGTTTGTTAGACCAGGAGCAAAGTGATGGGTGAGCAGTTAAAGACGCATCAGCCCTGTCCTGATTGTGGTAGCTCAGACGCACTGACCTACTACGATTGGGGTAGCAGGTGCTTTAGTTGTGGCAAGGCAACAAGGAATAAGAAGGATGATGATGTGGTGCAAACACTAACAAAAGTGAGTACAAGGTTGAGCAATGTACACGAACTACAATACGAGTCAATCAAGGAGCGTGGTCTCACAAGGGACACTTGCCTCGAATATGGCATTGGCATTAAAGGTGGTAGCTATTATTTTCCTTACTACTCTGGCGATGATCTGGTAGCTTTCAAGAAGCGACAGATTGCTGATAAGCGATTCAGTATCGAAGGCGATTGGCCTAAAGGAACTCTGTTTGGGCAGCAGTTATTCACTAAGGGAGGCAAGTATGTCACCATCACAGAGGGAGAGTTTGATGCTGCGGCAGCGTATCAGATGCTGGGTTCTAAGTATCCTGTGGTATCTGTTAGGAATGGTGCAGGCAATGCAGCACAAGATATCAAGGCGAATTATGAGTGGCTCGACAGCTTCGAGAATATCGTCATCTGTTTTGACAACGATGAAGCAGGCAGAGCAGCAGCTAATCAGGTTGCTGAAGTGCTTGGAACTAAAGCCAAGATATTTAAAGGAACCAAGGACTTTAAAGATGCCTGCGAATTCATCCAAGAAAACAAGGTAGCTGAGTTTGTAAACTTATGGTGGAGAGCTGAGCGATTCACACCAGACGGAATCATCGATGGCTCTGTGCTCTGGGATGTGGTTAATCAGCCAGTGGAGAGAGCAGATGTACTCTATCCGTTTGCTGGGTTGAATGACCTTACCTATGGTATCAGGTCTGGTGAGATGGTCACGATCACTGCAGGCTCTGGCCTGGGTAAGTCGCAGTTTCTTCGAGAAATTGTTTATCATATTCTGAACAGCAGCCAGGATAACATTGGTCTATTGTTCCTCGAAGAGTCGGTTAAACGCACAGCCAAGAGCTTGATGAGCTTGGCAGCTAATAAGCCACTGCACCTACCAGACATTGAGACCAGCCAGGACGAGCTGCGTGAAGCATTCGATGCTACGCTAGGTACTGGGCGTGTCTATCTGTTTGATCACTTCGGATCTACTGCAATTGATAACATCATCAGCAGGGTTAGGTTCATGGCGAAGGCGCTGAACTGTAAGTTTATTTTCCTGGACCATGTATCAATTGTTGTCTCAGCTCAGGAGAATGGTGACGAGCGAAAGGCACTGGATGAAATCATGACCAAGCTGCGAATGATTGTGCAAGAGACTGGCATTGCTTTGTTTTGTGTCTCGCATCTCAAGCGTCCTGATGGCAAGGGACACGAGGAAGGAGCAAGCACCTCTCTGTCTGCACTACGAGGCTCAGGTTCGATTGGTCAGTTGTCTGACATGGTGCTAGGCCTGGAGCGTAACGGACAGGCTGAGGACTTGAAAGAGCGTCACACAACACGAGTCAGGGTTCTGAAGAATCGCTTCAGTGGATTGACTGGCCCTGCCTGTGGGTTGTACTATGACAGGGTTACTGGACGCATGACAGAGACTGTGGTGGAGGAACTATGAGTCATCCTGACCAAGCATTCGGTGATAAGACCTACTCACAATTTGGAGAGGACCTTATCCTATTGAATGTGTTTTATAAGTTAGGTATTGAGAAAGGCAGATACTTCGATGTAGGCGCACACAATCCATGGAACATTAGTAACACTGCGTTATTGTATGAGCGTGGCTGGCGAGGCGTGTGTGTTGAAGCTAATCCAAATCAGATTAGTGGCTTTGAGTTAGCTAGGCCAGAGGATAACATCCTGAATGTTGGGGTTGGCTGCTCAATAGGAACCGCACCTTTCTATATGATTGATGGATACTCAGGCAGGAACAGTTTTGATTTTACGAAAGTGTCTGAGTTTGTAGATAAGCACCAACAATTTAGTATTCGTGAAGTCAAAGAGATTCCAGTTGTTACAATCGACAGCTTGTTCAACAGTTTGTATGTCCCTGATTTACTGTGTATTGACATCGAAGGATATGACTACTCAGTGCTGCTGAGTATGGAAGCAAGGCCAAAGGTTATCTGCGTGGAGAATGAGGGACAGATCCAGGACTTTGATGACTTGCTAAAAGGAATGGGATATGATAAAATATTTAACACCGTAGCAAATGGAATCTACATACATGAGAGTAGCACTTGATATAGAAACTAACACCAAGCACGACAGAATCTGGTGTTGCTGCACCTATGATTTAGATACAAAGGAAGTTAAGACATGGACAGAAGCAGGAAGTTTTCGACAGTTTATTCAGAAGGCAACACTGATAGTAGCTCACAACGGGATTTGCTTCGACTTTCCAGTACTGAACAGGGTCTGGAAGACTACGATCAAGATACCCCAAGTACGGGATACACTGGTTATGTCAAGACTATCAAATCCGACCAGAGACAAGGGACACAGCCTTGGGAACCTCGCAGGTCTAGTAGGAAGGGCCAAGAAGGAGTTCGAAGATTTCGATGGAGGCTTAACAGAAGTAATGGTTGAGTACTGCCAGGAAGATGTGACAATCTGTGGTGAGTTATATCATTACCTGCTCAGGGAGTTGAAGGGCTTTGAAGAGACTTCAATTGAGTTGGAGCATCAGGTTCAGGCAGTGATAGCAAAGCAGGAAAGGCATGGCTTTAAACTTGATACGGTCAAGGCTATGTGCCTGCTTGGTCAGTGGAAGCGCAGACTGTCTGACATTGAAGAGGACTTGCAGTCTGTCTTTCCTCCGATTATTACTCAGCGAATCAGCGAGAAGACTGGCAAGCAGTTGAAGGATGATGTAGAAGTGTTCAATCCAGGCTCACGGCAGCAGATTGCTAAACGCCTGATTGAGAAGGGATGGAAGCCTACTAAGTACACTGAGAAAGGACAGGTGATTGTCGATGAATCAGTCTTGGATGGAGTTGATATACCAGAAGCAAAACTTATTGCCGAGTACTTACTGCTTCAGAAACGGGTGGCTCAGGTTGAGTCATGGCTTAAGTTTGTATCTGACGAACACAGGGTTCACGGTAAGGTCATCACCAATGGAGCAGTCACAGGACGCATGACACACCACAGCCCTAACATGGCACAGGTCCCTAGTAGTTCAAGCCCTTGGGGTCAAGAGTGCAGGGATTGCTGGACAGTAGACGAAGGTAAGGTATTGGTTGGTGCTGATGCCTCATCGTTAGAATTAAGAATGCTTGCACATTACATGAAGGATGCACATTATGCTAAAGAAATCGTTGAAGGTGATATCCACACCAAAAACCAAGTTGCGGCAGGTCTTCAGACTAGAGCGCAAGCAAAGACATTCATCTACGCTTTACTATACGGGGCAGGACCTGCCAAGATCGGGAAGATTGTTGGTGGTTCGGCGAAGGAAGGACAAGAACTCATCAGCAATTTTCTTCGTAACACGCCAGCCCTCAAACGCCTTAGAGAAAAAGTTGAAAGTTTATCAGAGAAAGGGACGATTCCAGGTCTTGACGGTAGGCAATTACAGGTTCGCTCCGCACACGCAGCACTTAACACGCTACTCCAGAGTGCTGGTGCGATAGTGATGAAGCAGGCTCTTGTCATCTTGGATCAGAGGATTAAGAAGTTGTCTCTGAAAGCAAATTTCGTAGCCAATGTGCATGACGAGTGGCAGATAGAGTGCTCAGAGGAAGACGCAGATTTAGTAGGTGATTTAGCAGTAAGCAGTATCAAGCAAGCTGGTGTTAAACTGGGACTACGATGCCCATTAGATGGTGAATAC